CAAGTCGTGGCTCAAGGCTCTCAAGGATGACCCCAAGCATATCGTCAAGGCGTCCAAGCAAGCGTCTAAGGCTGTTCACTACATAGAGGAGAACGGGACTACTGTCCTAATGGAGGAGGCGGCATAAGGGTGAGGGTTTTATTTTTCCCCGCCCCAAAATTTTCTAGCTGATGAGCACCGGATGGTAACCGGTCGAAACGCCCAGCGGGGCGTCCTAGATAACCAATACCTGAGGAGGTATCACATGTCATTCGCACCTTGGGATGCTTTGTCCCGACTACTTGGAAGCTTTGAACTCAGCAACGGCAATGCCTTTGAGTATGAGCCAAACGACCCCACCGACAGCTGGCTACCCGTAGTTAATTATCCCCATCGAGTCTGGGTTGCATCCTGCCCAATCAACGAATCTGGGTGGCGATATGCCCACGTCAAAAAGACTGTCGCCCACATCGTTATCGATGAGGATGATTACGGACAGCCGGTAATAGAGAAGTGGTCAATCAAAAAGCACCGCACATTCTAGCTGATGAGACTTGAGTGGTACTCAGTCGAAACGCCGTGAGGCGTCCTAGATAACCGATACCTGAGGAGGTAACCATGACGATCTATCTCTGCGCGAGTTGCGACTATGAAGTCGAGGCTCACGAGATATCTGTAGTTGATCCAGTGGTGATTTGCCGAGAGTGCGTCACCGACTTTGAGTGCAACGAAGCTGAGCTTAACGACCTGCGAAATGGAGATAACTGAGGAATTCATTATGTTTAAGAAAAAATACCGAAACGAAATACTCGACGCGGCTTGGACTGTACTCGCTGAGTGCAACCCATCAGCCGGTCAAAAGAGACGCCTGCGCCGCACCATCGACGACCGCCAGAGACCTGACGAGCTGGTGCATCGCGCCGAGCTTAAAGTACTGCTGGCTAAGTACCAGAAAGACGGGCTGGTCGCTGTGTATCGCTGGGGTCGTGACTGTGATCAGTGCGAGTCCGACGACGCGGAGCTGGTCCCAGCCACCGTTATGGCGTTCACACGAGTGGAGCGCAGGGCGTATGAGTACGCCGAAGGTCCAACCACCGTGAGCCTCATGAGCTTTGAGGATTACGACCAGTTTGTCCCGTCATTCAGGGACCGTCGAGCCGAGCAATACAACTATTGAGGTCTTAGCCAGTCGGGCATCTGCGGGTGCCCTTCTGAGTGGGACTTCCACTGCAACTGCCTGAGGAGGCAAACCATGAGCAATAACTTAAGACCAGAACATATCAGCGAGGAGGACTGGTACAGCCCCAAGCTTAATCCAAATTTCTGGGACTGCGAGTGTGAGGGAGGTCCAGATAAATACATCAAACACAAAGCCACTCAGCTGTCTTGTGGTCTGTGTGGGGCAGACGAGGACGAGATGCCGGACAGTCACCAGCGCGAGGTCGACGAGCTTAACGCTTCAACAATGAGGAATGAGTCATGAGCACGAAAAACAATGTCGTGAAACTCACGGGTTTCAAAAAGCAACCGATCGGTGACCGCATATGCCGGTCCGTTTATCAAAATGACCGCGATTGGGCAGTCGTGCAGGGGATGGCGTTCGAGAGTGGAATCCTAGACCCCGATCACTGCTGGTTCGGTGAGATCGCAAAATTCAACGAGCAAGGTTCTGGTTTCGCCGGAACAGTCTCCGAGTTCCTGTCCATCCTGCGCAGTGGCAAAAGGAGGAGCCAGTCATGAGCAAGAACAATCTGCCCGAAGGCATAGAGATGACCTTTGCTGACATCGGAAAAGAGATCGGTCTAAGCCGCATGGGCGCACAGCATGTGTACAAGCAAGCCATCAAGAAGTTGGCGACCGACAACCGACTGCGTGAGTTCGCGGAAGTCCTTAAGGAGAAAAAATCATGAGCGACCTTCAGAAGGTGTTCATCCTGCTATCGCTGAATTTCGTTTTCATCATGGCGCTTTATGCGCCGCTGTACTAACCCCACACTGACGAGCTGTCGGAGGAATACCGACCGAAACGCCGTGAGGCGTCTGTGGAATTCACCACTTCTGAGGAGGGTCTGGCATGACCACACCAACTTATGCAAATCGGCACGCGATGATCGAGGCAGGTGAATTGCTTCCAGTCGTCAGCCTTGAGGGGAGGCACAAAGACATTCACGTCACTTGCACTCCGACGCTAGTCATCACGTTTCACCGCGAAGCCAATCATTCGGCTGGTGAGATGCACGACTGGTACATGATCCACGATCCCAGCCAACCGAAATTCGCAATGGCGGTATGCGGTCAATTGATCTCGGCTGACTATTACGACTGGAATGAGGAGGTTTAATCATGAGCACGTACTCAATCAATTTGGAAACCGCATCATGGAATGCAACCGTCGGGATTATGGACCTCGACAAAACCTTTATCGGCACGGCTGATTACATGGGTGTCGCTTATTTCTGGTCGCACGAGTTCAAGCACTGGCTGAGGAGTTGCACGGTGGTAGAGCGCCGACGGGTACATTCAGCTTGGTTGCGAAACGGTCTCAGCTTTGACGCTGGCATCGATCCAACTATCGATTGCGCTCCGCACTGGGAAATCGTGAAGCGCGTTTGCAAATCAATCAGAAGGGACATGAAATCATGAGACTAAACGGACTGCAGTACTCAGACCGTGCATGTGTTGCGCGGCTGATAATGGAAATCTTAGCACCGCAAGAGCTGAAGCGGTTTGCCATCTCGATCAATGACGGCGATGAGGATGTCGTCACCAACTCATACAGCATGCTACCCGTGCTGGACGCCATGGGCGCAACCGATGAGGACTATGTCACAGTCAGCGAGCAATACAGCGACGGCGAGTGGCACGAGGTTGGAACCTTTCACCTGATATACAGCAACGGGTCGGAAAACGATCCGATGGTGTGCATCTCAAACTTCTTCAGTAGTTCCGAAACCCTGCCGATCATGGAAGGGATTTACGGTCGGGTAGAAGCTTTTTTTGAGAGGGAGGTTGCTTAATGAGACTACCCAAAGAAGAGCTGATCAGAATCATCTCCGAGAATGCCGATAGGCTGTGTGTTTTTTATGTCACAGAGGAAGGCGCTCACTTAGAGTCCTTGGACCTTAGCAACCCTGCGTCGTTCAACGGCGATTGTATCCAGCTTAACTGCGAAACAACCTCGGAGGTGACTTAATGCTAAGCGCTGTTTACCGATACACCATCACAGACAGAGCCACCGCACTGTTAGACGGGGGCTACTTCGAGCACGAAGTGGTCTCCAACTTGGCTGTCGAGTTTGAGATGGATGAATTTCAAATCGAGGACTTGCCAAGGCTGGTCAGAACCTTAAACCGAAAGAGGGAGCAATCCAATGCATCACGAACTGCCTAGCCATATGCTAGAAACAATAATTTCACCAACGGGGAGCTACAGCTCGCTAAATCCTCACCATCAAAGAACCATGGCGGTAGAGCTGCTGAAGCGCAGAAAAGTTATGGCGGCGCTTGAGACCAAAATTGGCGAGTTGGTCATCGACAAGGCTGAGCTGATCGCCCTCAAGACAATGCTCGCAGGTGAGCTTAATTCCAACTGATGAGATCAGGTAGTCACTGATCGAAACGCACTTCGGTGCGTCTTGGAAAACTAATGTCAGGAGACAACAGTTGAGACTTAAAAAGCACCAAATGAAAGAGGCAGTAAAGATGCTAGAGGACGGGAAAAGCGTGGATCAAATTGCATATCACTTCTCGGTGCATTACGACACGATGAGGCGATACTTTCGCCATTACAAAATGTACGGGGAATCTCTTTGGAGTCCGTACCCAGTAGAGAGGATCGAAGAATGACCATGTGGAAATGTTCTAACTGCGAGTTTTTCGGCGACTACGATGAGCTTCGCGTCGAGAAAGAGATTGATCGAGAACCCTATGGCGATGGATACGTTGATCGCGAAACCTACTTTCTTTATTGCCCCGACTGCGGCAGTGAAGAGCTAACCGAATACGCGGAGGTCCGGTAATGGACGGCTTAGAAGTGGCAGTGGTAAACATAATCACAATTGGCGGGGGCGTAGCCTTCATGTCCTTAATATTTATTGCGGCTTGCGGTGCCTACTTGCATGTGGAAGATAGGCAGAAAGCGTTTAAACAGAGACAAAAGGATAATCTCCGTGACAACAATCGAGGAATTTAAGAAGCTAATGAGTGATCATGGACTGACACAGGCGGACGTATCGAAGATGCTCAAAATTCCGCTAGGCACTGTCAAAAACTACACTCGTAAAACCAATAGAAGTAAGCTTCCGCCGGTCGTACTCATAGCTCTACGTTTGAGTATCGCCGCAAGAGAACAAGCGGAATAAGAAAGACCCACTTTGGATGCCGGTCTGACGGACCATGAATACGGACCGGCTCCATACCCTCACTCAGGATACATTCAAGTATCCCCCGCCTCGTGTACCACACCTCCCCATCACCAGAATCAATCACCCAGTAGTCGGCAATGGATACGCTAAATGCCGATGGCTTGTTGTGGTAGTACTCAATCACGATGTTGCCGGTCTTCTGGCTCATCGGGTCGTACTTTACCTCAACGGTTTTACCCAGCTCCGGAATCTCTATGTCGAACTGCGGGTGCAGTCCCTCCGCACGTCGCGCGTTAGGGAACACCGTGCGCAATCGTCGAAGAAGCTCATCCTCGACAGCTACACCACGTTCAAGATCTTTTTGGAACGACACTGCGGTCCTTCTTCCATAACAGCTTAACGCCTATCATCACTATGTCTTTGGTGTGACTTGGCACTGCGTCATCGGGGATGCTGTCGATCGCCTCTCGCCTTTCCTCCTTGCTGGGCAGGTCTAGTATGCTACTAGGCAAGTAATAAGGCAGGGTTGCCTTGGCTAGACCATGGAAGTCTGGGTCTAGGTTGTCCTCTATGTACTGAAGGCACTGGGGGTAGTATATTTTTTTCGCCGCCAATTTAATTTTGGCGTTAAAGTCTGCCGGTTTCATCTGGCACCTCAAGCGTCTCTCGCATAAGCAATATCCCCGTATCCCAATCGACAGTGATCGTCTCTTCGGACTTCATTGAGTAATCGCTCATGATTTGCAGCGGAAACACCATCCGTATCGGTTGGCGATCATACTTGTAGATCAGCACCGGAACGTGAGTATCACCGGCTGATGTCTTGGCTTGAGTCCACCACTCCGGCTTGTACCAATGACCGTTTGCGTATCGCTTGGCTTCGATCATCAGGTTGTGAAACTCGATGTCAGCTTTGCCGACTGTCTGATACTGATCGAGATTACGCTTGAGGTGTGAGGCGCAGTCACCGAACTCATCATGAAATTTCTTGATAAGCTCACGCTCAAAGGCGTGACCCTTTGCCCTTCCGTTTATCAACTTTCCGCCTCAATCAGCCACTCTAAATACACTTTGGCTTTCTCTAGGCTTTGAATCTTGCCATTGGGATGCTTCTCATATCGCCAAACATATTTCTGTACGTTGCCCTTGAGATACCCCTTCCACTGCTCGGTGCTCATAGAGTCTTCAATCGCAGTTATACACTCGACAGCTCCTTCTGACTTCTTGTAGTGCCTTGGCTGTCTGACTGCGTCCCACTCTTCAGGTGTTGCGTCGTTAATACTCATCCTTCATCTCCATAACTTTCTTTTGGGTCCATTCAAGTAGCGACTTTTGTGATCCGTATCGATCCTCAAACCTCTTCTTGAATGGGTGTCGGCTTGTATAACTGGCGTTGTCTTCGCCACTTCTGTGATGCTTGTAACAGAGAGGGATCGAGTTGAGATGCGCCCCCTGTTTTGTCTTGCCGTCGATGTGATGCACCTCCGCTGGAGTGGTGACATTGAACTGCCGATGGCACACGCAACAGCCAAGCTGAGTGATGTCATCCATCCACTTCTTATCCACGGCATTTGCACTACGACCCTTCAAGTACCGTAGACCCTGCGCTCAGCACGCTCACTTGCCAGCATCGATTGCCAAATCTTGAACTCGACTTCTGCCGCGAGCATTTCTGATTTTGCGGCGGCTAGCATGCCTTTTGATCTCCCTCGAGCAAGGCGAGCCTCAAAGACCTTTTCATCCAGATCAGAAGCCCTTAACTGTGACGCATTGGTTTTGGCTCCGTTCGCTTCGGCGAAAACCATCACCTGAGCGACGATCTTTTTTTCTAAAGCGTCCGCTTTGGCAAGCTCAGCCTCTGCCTGACCGACAGTGATACCTGCCTCTCTTATTTTTGCTGCAAAATTTTCCTGATCCATTAGCTTTCCTTCGAGTAATTTATGTAATACCTAGTCTTCGCGTTCTTTCTGTCCCTGTACTGACAAGTTCTGCTATCAAACTCGAAGCCGACCTTGCCCTCGTACATCCCGTTGCGGTTTTTTAAGACCTCGAGATACATGTCCCATTGTTTGGTGTATTGCTCATCGGGTTCCTCGCCCAGCATGTCTGCCTGCTCAATCTGCTCAGACTTGCGCTTGTTCTTCCAAACGCTAATGAAGCCGTCAGCAAGGTCTGTGATAGAGCCTGAACCCTTAACGTCGTACTTGTTCGGAGCCGCGTACTCTGACTCGCCCTTTCTGACGTGCGTCACGATGAATATGGTCACAGGGAATGCCAGCTTGAAGTTCACCAGCTTTTCTATGAATCTTTGCTGACCCTCGTAATCATCCTGACGAACCATGTTGGTGAGCGAATCAACGACGAACGTGTTGATGCCGTAACGCCTGTAGGCATACTCAAAACAAGACATGAGGTCTTCGGGCTTCGGGGTCAGCTTGTCAACAAACAGCCAGAGATTGGGACACATCCACTCCAAAAGCTTTTTACGGTAGGGTTGTGGCGGCGCCTCAGAACCTGCCGCCTGCCGAACCATGCGCCCAAGAGTAGCCTTGGGTGTCATCTCCATAGACGCGATCAGAACCTTTTGATCCTGCTGCACTGCGTTAAGTGACAGCTGATTGAGCCACATCGACTTGCCGTGACCATTGATTCCGCACACACCCCATAGCTCGTTGGGTCTGAACTTGATGTCTTCCTCATCCAGCTTCGCCCATCCGGAACCGAATCCTTGAGCGTCGTCTATTTTGTTATCAAAGAAGTCATCGATGTCCGCCTCGAAGTCTAGGACTGAGCGCAAGGTCTCAGGATCTTTCCAGCGAGCCTCTTGATAGGCGCACTCCAGAATCCAGCGAGCCTCCTCATATCCCTCTTTCTGCAAAAGCTCGTTGATGTCTTTCGTTGGGAGGTTGACCCTGTAACAGCGATCGCCGAGACGCGACATGATTTCGGCTGCGGCTAGCTCACCCTGCTCATCCATATCAGTTGCGATCAGGATCTCTTCGAAGCGAGCGAGGTTATCGTACTCGTGTGCGATCCACTTGGTTTGCTTGGAGCCTTTACCACCGCCCATTGGCACTGATAGGGCTGGAAATCCAAGTTCCCCGCACGCAATGGCATCCCACTCACCTTCTGTAATCCAGACCTTTCGAGCATCGTCAGGCATTGCCTGCCACCCAAACAAGATTGGCTTGAGATTTTTCTGGGTAGCTGGGTTGCCATCATGGTTAATGGGCTTGGTCTTAAGGAATGTCTCCTTGCCCGTCGCATCTAAAAAAGGGAACACGACATCCTGACCGCCTCGAGCATCAGTCTCGTAAATCTTCCAGCGGAAGCACACCTCGCCAACCTCTTTAAACCCACGCTTCTCCATATACCCATGGAGTTGTGAGCTTTCGTTCTGTGGAGGAGGATTAGGTTTGGTGTAAATCTTTTTTTCCGCCGGAGCCACTTTTTTTGCAGGCGTATTGTCACGGATACCGTAACGCTGCTTAGCCCAAGCCATCGCATCGACAAGGGACATGTGATTCCGGTACATGATCAAGTCCAGAAGGTCGCCGCCATCGCCGGTACTGAAGTCCTTCCACTTGCCAGACTGATCTCCGTTGAGATACACCGACATGCTTCTGCCCTTCTCACCCTCGATGCTGCCAATTTTGTAACAGCCAGATTCAACCCGACCGTCTGGATAAAGCTCATTGCAAAGACCTGCTGCATGTGGTGCCAGCTGATGCACTAGCGTTTTTACATCCATCATTTGACAGCCCCCAGTAGATCATTCTTTCGGTCATGACCCTTGAAGCTCTTAAGCGCATCCCAATCTGGTTTGCCGACCGAACGCCACTCTCTGCTGATAGCGAAATCCACCACCCCGACAAGATCGAACCCGTGCTTTTTTAGCACTGAGAAGTCTTGAGTAATGACGGTGATCATTTTCTTTGCGGGCTTTCTGCCTTTACGCTCTTGCAGCTTGTACTCCCACCACTTGACCCACGCCTGCTTGGAAACACCATCCGGAGGACAGTTAAGGAGTTCCGTTCGCCAACATATTTGTTCTTTAGGATGATCGTTAGTATTAATAGTTATTCTTTGGGTCTGATTAGCTTGATCTGGGTTAGCTTGATCTGGGTTTTGATGATCTGGTGGAAACTCTCCCCTGACATCGGTCACCAGCCAGTCCCACCGAAGAACATGACCGCTTTCGTTGCGGACAATCGCTCTCCGAATGTATTCAGCTTGCTCTAGCTCAGCCGTAATGCGCGTCATCTTGGCGTTGCCGACGCCAAATACTGTGCACAGCTGATTGTTTGTGATCTGCCAGTTGTCTACGTGACTGAGCAGGTATACGAGGACGCCTAACGACTCAGGCGATAAGCCATCATCACGGTACTGGCTAGCGCCAATGCCGCCGCGAAGCAAAAGGTTTGGTATTCGGGTGTAGTGGTCTAGCTTGAAATTTGCTGGACGAAAAATCATATCTCTCACATCTCCATGTATTAATTTTCATTTTGATACTAACCGACGCCACTGTACGAGCGTGAACAGCGAAATGCAAATCATCTGGGGTATGCACACCTGACGGCACCAAATTTCACTATGATGTAAATAATAATCTGAGGGTATTGTTATAGCAAACAAATTTTATGCCAAACCTTGTGAATGAAATTTATTTGTGGAAAATCCGCCCGAGGAGAACGCTATGGAAAACAAACACGACAAGAAGGCTGCTAGAGCAGTTATTTTTAACGATGCGCTTGATAAAGCGGGAGTGCCCACTTGGGGAAGAGGGGCAAGTATAGTCAGCTCAACGGGCTGCAGTCCCGCTTCGGCACAGGCTTGGATAAGAGGTAGTCTACCTAGTGACGGAGAACGTATAGTCGAAGTATGCGATTTATATGGTATTGATATTTATTTATGGGTAACGTTAGAATCTAGAGAGGTAGCTAACCCAGTAAACGTCATGCTTGAAGCCATTGTTTATGTGAAGGATTTTGAGGAAAAATCTAACTTCACGCTAACTCCTGCTCAGTTTGCGCACATGTGTGGAGCCTATCTAGATGAGAATAAACGCGCGCAGATTCACGAAATAATGGAAATACTAGCAAAGAAGTAGGATTCAATTAAATGCCCCCCAAATCAGAAGATCGCCTTAGTTGCGAAAAATTAGAAGACTTAATAATTAACTCTCCCGAGCTAACTGCATTGTTCGGCAGCAAACACAGCAAGAGTTACATTGGGTTTTTAGAGCAGTCGAAAAACACACTAGACGAATAATAATCTAGAGGTGTTGTAAATAATCTGCAGGGTGATAATATGTCCATTGAGTTAATGGAGATATTCAATGGAAATGCTTACCCGCGCCCAAATCTGGGCAACCCTATCTGAGATAGATGTAAAAGAATTTTGCACCGAGACAGAGATCCTTGGCGATCAAGTACTGACGTATTTGCCTTGGATGAAAGCCCACGAGATTATGATGGGCACCTATCCCGAATACCTTTGGGAGTTCACCGAAGACCCAGACTCTAGAGAGTGTCATTACTTTGATGACGGCTCGGCTGAGGTCCGTTGTCGAATGACTATCGGTGGACAGACCAACATCACTTACCTGCCTGTTCATCGATCAGGCAAATCCATCACTTCTCCGAGCGCAACAGACATCAACACAGCAAAGCAGCGATGCCGAGTGAAGGCGATGGGTGAGTTTGGCTTGGGGTACACCATGTGGCTCAGCTCTCAAATTAGAGAGCAGTCTGTTTCTGATGATGAGCAAGTCTCAGAACCGGAAGTAGATAAGGAAGGCGAAGAAGTAAACAAAGTCATCGCAATCTGGGATCACCTGAAGTTCAATGAAGCCAAGACTCTTACCGAAGCACAGAAGCTGTACGACAAGTTTAAACGCGGTCTAACTAATCGCGGCTTGACGGACACTACTGGTAATTGGCAAGCGCTTTGTAAGGAGAAAGGTTGGAGGGCTAAGAAATGAGCTTAGCTGTCCAAGGTTCACCTGAATGGCACGCAGCTCGTGCCGGAAAAATCAAAGCTTCTGTTTGCGCCGCACTTGAGGGCAAGCACCCGTACATGAAGCCTGCTGACTTGGTTCGCCAAGAGGTAAGGGCATTGGCGGGCGCAGAGTCCGAGTTCAAGATGGTCCCAGCTGTAGCCCACGGACAAATGATGGAGGATCACGCGCGCATCTTTCTTGAGGGATTGCAGGGCTACACTGTCGAAGAGACCGGTCTAGTCGTACACCCTAAGTATGACTTCATCGCCGCTTCACCTGACGGACTAGTCGGTCTCGATGGTTGCGTTGAGATCAAGTGTCCCTTTCCGCAATACACAAAGACTCCTTACTCGATCTTCGATAAGAAGCGCAGCATGTACTTGATGCAGGTGTATATGCAGATGGAAGTTCTGGACGCCGAGTGGTGTGACTTCATATGTTACCTAGCGCAGAACGAAACGGCTGAGCCTCAATATAAGCTGGAGCGCGTTCACCGCAAGGAAGACTTCCTCACTGAACTGCTAAGCCGTAAGTACCTGCCTCAGCCGCAGAAAGGAACCATATCGCGCCTCGATCTATATCGTTGCTGGTACAACTGGATTCAAGAGCAGCATCGTGACGAAGTTTCTCGCTCTGATTACGTCAAAAATATTGAAGCTGACGCGCCAGAGATCATCAAGACTGATGAGGAATTAAACCGCCTGACTGCAATGCAGAACAGAATCGCGGACATCACGTCACGAATCAGTGACGACCTTCAAACCTTGGACGTTCTGGGCAAGACCAGTGAGTCCCTGAAAAAAGATATCGCCGAGAGATACAAAGGTTCTGTCAGCAACGGCAAGACCACCGTCAAGGTGATTATGAAGAACCCACCCATCGATTACCGAAAGGCTTTTGAGTTCTTGGGTGGCGAGGATGAAGTTCTAAACAAAGATGAGTCCTTAGATTCTTTTCGGAGATCAACGGGCGCGATGCAAGTTCAAATTCAACACGGAGATGTGTGAGATGCAAAACAGACCAACAGCGTTTGAAAGTTTAAAGGCAGGCAAGGGGCGGCTATATCCCATGCCTAAAGAGAAGCGCATTGAAGAGTGGAATCGCCTCAAGCAATACGATTGGGCTACCAAAGCAAACGTACCCAAGTACGACGGGTTTTTAAAAATCACTCGTGAGTTCATTGACCAGTTGGAAGCGGGTCTTGCAGCGCACAACGGAGCTGACTACCGCTGTAACCTCAAGGTCTGCGAGGAGAAGGGTGATGATGGCAATCTCAAGCAGTTTAACTTGGACTACTGGATCCCAAAGCCGAATCTTAATTTGCAAACTGCACCCGAACCTGCACCTGTACCCGTCGATGATTTTGACGACGACGACATCCCATTTTAAGGAGTCACAATGCCATTAAGAATTGCCCGTGCAGCTGGCTCCGTGTTTTACGGCGGAGAAAGTTTAGACAGAGACAATCTCGAGGGCACTTGTGAGCATCGCGTTTGGGTGCGCGGTGTCGTTGACTTGGAAGGCAGACACGAAGTTCACCTAAACGTCCATACCAGACGTAAGGGTCACGAAGATCACGTCTTGGCTGGAGGGGAGACTCTCCGGCTCAATGACAAGGTTTTTGTTGAGATGACTGGCATTCATCCTTATTTCGTAAAGCCTCACATGCCATGTCCAGAGTGCGGTCGATCTGGAGGAACATCAGAAACAAGTTTTATGCTCCCTCAAGCAAGACTAATTGTGGGCGCCCCAAGAAGCTATCAAATAGTGCGTGATGACGCGAGGAAGAAAACATGAGTGAACAGCCACAAGTAGTATCAATTGATAACACCCCTTACCTAGTCTCAGATCTTAGTGACTCGTGTAAGGAGCTTCTCAACGCAGCTCAGCAAGCCAATCAAGCTATTAGCCTGTTTGGTACGCTGATTCAGGCAGCGCAGAAAGGTGCTGACCTAAACTTCAAAGAGGCTGTGAAGCTTTTGCCTGAGCCTTATCAGCCAGAAGATGCCGAAAAGACTAGCGAAACTCACTAAAGGCTAGTGTTTAGAGGGATGGGCGATCCTCCTCACGCCCTTCCTTGCAGGTTTGGTCTACCTGTCCCTCGCAACAGACCTTTAAATTCGAGACTGCGAGTGCTAAGCTAGCACTGCTGTTAGTCTCTTCATGGAGACGAAAGATGAAACTAACGTTTAAAGAAGTAGCGGATCGTTATTTGGCGCAACCAACGGCACATAACGAGAAGAAGCAGAAGCTCACGGTTACTGTCGCCGGACACCTAGTTAAGGAGTTTGGAGCCAAGCCGGTTAAAGCTTTCGAAAAGATATCACTGATCGATAACTTTATTGAGGATCTGCGGAAGCAACCATCCAAGAGGAGGATTGGTCAAACCGTCAGCAACAGCTGGGTTAATAAGCACATCATAACTATGCGATCCATCCTGAACTATGCTTACAGCAAAGAGCATATTAACAGGGTTCCGAAGTTGTCTGTGTATCCAGAGAAGAAAAGTACTGTCTTCCTGAAGCCCGAGCAGGTTCTGAGGTTAATCGATTCGTTGGACGGGTTGAGAGCTGACATGGTTAGGTTTGCAGTGGCGACAGGGCTGCGAGCATCTAACATTAGACTGCTCAAGTGGGATCAGATAGAGCCGGACTTTTCAGCTCTGACTGTCCATGGTGAAGACGCCAAGATGGGCGAGGATATCTTGATACCCCTGAACAGAGATGCTCAGAAGGTTCTTGAGAATCGTAAAGCTCTGAATGACGAGCTGGTAAAGAAGCATCGATATCTCAGTAACGGGATAGACCATGTCTTCGTGCAGCAAGTCGGTGGCGGTACAAAGGTGGGGAAAGTTCTAAGTGAGATTACGAACAAGACCTACAGGAAGGCATGTGACAAGGCTGGGGTTCCGGCAGGCACTACCTTCCACACGATGCGCCATACTTTTGCGAGTTGGCACATTGAGAACGGGACGAGTGAGATGGTTCTCATGGAGTTAGGAGGATGGAAAGATCGCGCATCACTACAAAGATACGCTCATCTTAACCAAGCTCAGAGGAAAATCGCGTCGTCTAACATTGAAGGCATCTTGTAGGCTGCCAAAAACTAAAACGCTTATAACCCTTTGATAAGTATAGAAAATAATTGGTGCCGGAAAGAGGACTTGAACCTCCGACCAATTGCTTACGAAGCTATCGCACTATGTTTTTTTCTATTCAAATCAACAACTTAGAGACTAGCAGCCAAGGGTTTTTGCGTTAAGAGGAGAACAGGAATGGATATTAAAAAGATCATCAGGGATGCAAATGAGTATGCCGACGATGCAATCTTTGATGCTAAAGCTGGATCAAAGCGAACCAGAAAGAGCATTAAAAGCTGGCTGAATTCTGGCGCATACAACCTGACCAACAAGCACCTTGTTGTGTGGGGGTTAGTTACTGGGGCGATCTGTTTTCTGTTTTAACATGACTGCAGGTCATATCGCTCATCGACATTAATCATTAGATGTTTTGCTTTAGCACCAATACAATGCGCCCTCATTTAAACTATCGATCTGAGGGCGTTTTTGTATGTTGGCTGTTTATGTTTTTATTATTCTTGGACTGTGTCTGATTGCCAAGGATGATCTACTCCGGTAGTTCTACTCCTTCCCCCCCTTCGAGGCTTTTCTGAATGCCTTGTTGTAGATGTCAAAGATCATATTCTCTTTAGCTAGAAGCTCGTCGAGCAATACTCGGCGGCGCTCTTCTGGTATGTCCTGTCGCTCGATAATTTTTCTGGACTTGGAAATATTGCGAAGATCTCTAGACGCTGTTTTGTAGAGGCTGTTGCTTCCTCCGTCCAGCAAGGGGGCGAACGATCGGTACTCAGACTGCAGCTCTGTTAGCTCTTCAGCATCAGCTACCTCTTTAAATCTAGCCTCGATCTTTCTTGTCTCCTCCCAGTTATCGTAGTACTCGAATCGATCTTCGTATTCAGATGGCGCCTCAAAGAATCCACCAACGAGCGGTAAGTCCTGACTCCTGTACTCTTCATCGGTCGCCATTCGCGTGACAATATCCGCTGATTGGCTGGCAAACCTGCCTACACCTCCCAAGAAGTACTCATAGATGTACTCCATCTTATCGGGATTCCACGATATGTATCCGTCCTCGTACTTGTCACCACCAGTAGCGTCGTTTAAAAACTCTGCGGCAGCCTTGAACGGCTTCCTTGTGGATCTTCGCGAGTTGTAAGCGTTAGATTTTTCCACGATGAACGGGTTTTGCTCTATGTAGATGTCGCTGCCAAAGAAGTTTTTATTAGCCAGCATATCTTGATGCACCTCTAAGAGGTCAGGATAAAATCCTCTAGCCATTTCCTCCCAGCTATCCCCAGCCGATGGGGCAATCGGAACGAAGTTAAGTAGTATATTCTCCCAAAGGTAAAGGGCTGACTCTTCTGGCGTATTAATTTCAAACGCTGTCTCAGCGGATAAGCGACCAATGTTCGTGAAGAAGTTCCAGCCGTAGGCTGCGGGTAATGCGAACCCCTCGTCGGCTCCGTACATAAATAATATTGCTCGGTTTTTAGCGTGTTCCGGCAGATCTGCGTAATCCTTCTCGTCATCGTCATCGTCTTCTGACATTATAATATTTAGAGCGGCTTGAGCTGCACCAAATGCAACTAGACCTGCCGCGACTCCCCTTGCAGCTGTGTACTTTCCTTTGTCGCTGCCAAGCGCTTGAGCCGTATTCACATTGCCCTGAACGGCTGCGTTAAAGAAAAGGAACCCTGCGTTTACCACCGCAGTGTTTTCTCCCTTACGGTTGAAGTTTACTGTCAGGTCTTTTGCTAAGGTCGCAGCGGTAGCCCTGTCTGTACCAACCTTTCGAGCCTCAACGTACGCAGCCAGACGAATAGAGTTCTCCATTGTAGTATTGAAGTCCTCGACACCTTTTGCCATGTACCTTAACGCTTCTCTGGTGTAACCCTTTTTCAGCTTGCTCTTAAGTATTCTAAGTTGCTCTTCTTGGTCTTTAACCAGCATCATCCCAGTAGAGGCACCATCTTCCATGAACTCTACCGCGTACTGATCTAGTGTGCCTTCTCTTACTGGCTTGCCACGCAAGACGCGATACATAGATCGCATCGAGGGAAGGTAACTTGCCGCCATCTTACCTACTAGGTTTTCGCCCTGTACCCTGCTTCCCTTCTTGTCCATTTCTGATAGGGCGTACATCAACCCCGTCTGAACATCTTTCATAGGGTTACTGATGCCCCAAGTGGGGTTGTAGTTGATCAACATGTTTCTACGGAAGGTCTGGAAGTGAGTAGCCCAAGTCAGAAGCTTGCTTACATCATCATTAGCCCTGCTAAGCATGGGCACGCTCATGTTCTGTAACGCGTGATTTAGGCTGTCACTCTTGAACTCGATAAAGAAGATCTGACCACCCTTCTTAACCTCAATGTACTTTGGAGTAGCATTGTCGGCTCTCTTAGCATTAGACATCTCTTTGAGGTCTTGCATTGTCAGCTCATCGCTGTCCCTCATTGGTCTAAAATTGTTGTTATATATAGTGTAAGACTTCTCCTCTACTGGACCACTTTCAAGCATGGTCTCTACTTTAGAGCTACCCAGCGCACTCAATAGGTCTAACAAAGTTTGGGCGGTTTCATTTTTTCTCGCCCGAATAATTTTTCTCTGAACATCCTCTATCGCAGTGAACAGCGGGTTTAGGGGCAGAGTTTTCCGTCCTTTCGCCCTCATGCTTTCGCTGCCGACTACCGAGAACCCTCTAGACGCGTCGCCAGACTTGTATTCTCCATTTTTCTCTTCAACAGCAAAACCTTTGAGGGGGACGTAGAACTCATAGGTGTCTTCCCAGTCCGATCTAGAATCTTCATCTAGCAAGCCAGACTCAACCATGAGATCTCTCTGGAACTGAAGCATCTCGTAAACCTTATTGGCAATACGCTCCATGTCGGACTTGGTGCCCTCCCTTTCTGCCAAGCCGAGTACGCTGTCTGCTTCTGCGTAAGTCATGCCAGAGCCGGTGTCTTGGAAGGCGAGAGGTATCTCGTCGTATTCCTTTATTTTCTTTTCTAGTGTTTCAATTTGTGTTGAGTGATCTACTCCCACATCTTCTTGGAGTGCTTCTATTTGCCTCTCTTTTTTTGCAATGTTTCGCTCACGCTGCGCCTTTACTTTCTCAGCGATCACGTCGTTACGCTCGGCAGCATGCTTCGCGATAAGGTACGTGCCCACGGCGTCGGGGCTTACGCCGATCTCAGCAATCAGATCACCTAATGGATCAACATAATTCTGGTGGAAGGCATCAAGATCCTGCTGGACCTTACCGTGGGAAAGGTTCTCTTGGTCTCTTGGAGACAGTCCGGCTGGGAGCCTTCCCATCCCAAGAAAGTCTGCCGCCTGATTTTCAAAGTCTTCGAGCTGGGCATACCGATCCACCAAAGACTTGTAGATCTTTCTATCTTTGAGTCTTCTAGCTAGATCAGCCTGTGCATCGATCTCATCGTTGTAGCTGAATCGATTTGTTGAGGGGGTGCCGTCGTCGAGAGTGTTGTTCTTGGCGTTGTTGATCTTTTTCTGAATGAAGGAGACTTCTTCAGGGGTAGTATCTATCGACCCTTCATCAGTTTGGCTAGCTTGTCCGCCATCACGTTGATCTGCGTCTTGGACAGCTGGCTGAAGGTCTGATTCCAGTCCTCCTGTTCCTGACTGCTGTGCAGTTCCGACTGGTCCAGATACGCCCTGTCCTCGCTCTTGACGCGATTGGACAATTTTTCCGAACTCTGTTTCGTAGTCTGTTGGCTCTGACTTCGCATTGCCTACTCCAAGTTGTTTGTACAAGTCCTTCTCTGGATACCAGATTATCGCTTGCAAGGCGCCCATATTAACAGGGTCTTGCCCTGAGGTCGCGTTGACTTTATCAAGAGCCTTACGCATTACGCTGCGTATGTACTCTCGCTCTTTACCATTTTGTGGTGCTTGCTTTTCACCCTGCGAATTCTTGAACGTATTCGACGCTTTATTGATGGCGTTTTTCTCTTTGAATCCACCATTAGCGTAACCAGCCTGTACCTTAGTGGCGTAGTCTGTCGCGTACTGATCGTCCTTGGCGAGCTTGGACCTGTTGATTCCATCCTTCTTGAGCTTGGCTCTGTAATCATCTCCAAGAGCAACCTCTCTAAACTTCGCTAACTGAACGGGTAGCTTGCGCTCCGCATCAGCCATAAGCGTACCGCTTAATCTGCCCCAAGTTCTCATGAACCAGCGATCCATGGTAAGCGGGTCGAAGTTACCGTTTAGGTTTTGATAAAAACCTCCGCCGATCTTGGGTCCAATAATCGCTGAACCCTTAAGCTTGGTGCCCATCAGCTCACCAGATACAGACAAATCGAATACGTCTTTCAGTTCTTTAACCGTAACGTCCCGATCCATGAACTCGCGAGTTGCGTCGATACCCTGCTTGTTAATGAGAGCGTTCAAAAGAGCAAACGCATTCTTCATCGCGCCAGCTTCCTTTCCTACACCAAAGTCAGGGAAAACTTTTGACTGTCTGTATTCTTCATAGATATCGAATGTGTTTACAGAGTTCTCCGGAACAGATGCACCATTGGAGGTAATAGCCATGATAGATGTGAACGCAAACTTAGCGTTGGGGTCTGAGTTAAGCTCAGGGAACTCTGTCGCAGCCATGCTCATAGCATTTGCGACCTTCTCTTGATACCACTCACCAGCATTACCGTCAGTCTTCATTGCCTGAACTGCCTCATGGGCAATCAGGTCTGAGAGCACCTCTGCATTTTCGTCGTTCTGCTCTCCAAGGCTCTTTCCTTCGTTCGCATCTTTAACTCTGGCGTCAAACGCCCTAGCCAAATCAACAACAACCGTCGCACCATTTCTGCTGGTGCCAACAACATCTAGAGACTCATCCCCATAAAGCACGTCCGAAGCTGTGATCTTTTGTGCTACCTCGGGAAGGTCTGACTTCTTAATGAAGTTAACCTCAATGCCATTCTTAAGGGCTTCAAGGTCTCTCTCTTCTACGTACCCGTAAGATACATACTTGCCGTCTTCGACAATGATCTGACTGTACTTATCATCTTGCTCTGCAGTGAGGTTTTCTTTAAGTCTCTCAAACTGATTGTCAGCTAACGACTTGAACTTCGCACGAAGCTGCTTCTCTGTTACCGGAGACTTCTCATCAATGAAGCTAAACGCTTTGAACTGAACCTCATCCCCTACCTCAGGATTTAATGGGGGGTTGTATGAGCTTTCTCCCGCGTCAATTAATTTTCGGCGGTGCTCTTGCAGCGTATTAATCGCTTCTTGCTTGGTAACTCCAAGCATGTCGGGGAACTCAGTAATCTTTCCGTCAACCGACTCAAAGGAAACGTCGGAGTCTCCCGCCTCTGACGCGTTGTCATCAAAGTAAAGGGTGTATCGGTCACCGTCTTCAAAGGTTACGACGTACTCACCGGTCTCTTGCCAGTTAACGGCTTTCTTAAAGGTAGGCTTCTTGTCTGTTGCGCGTAACGCAACATCTTCTCGGGGCTGCTCTGCAGTTACTTCAGGTTCTTGTACCGCTGGTCGTTCACGTTGCCCAACTTCTTCTTGGACCTGTCCCGCCATTGGGGTATCGGCTGACCCGTCTCCAACGCTTGCTTCGCCATCTTGTCCAATTGGCTCAGGCTGTACGACCTCGACGCTTCCGGACTCTGGCGGTGCCCGAATCTCTCCTGATATTCCTTCAGGTTGGGAGGTATCTGGATCTGCTTGACTTGGACTCGGTTCATTTGTCGTCTCCTGCACTGGTGCAGTCTGTAAGTTGCTGTCTCTAATGCCCTTAATGTAAGTATACGCCTGAGGCGCCAACTCTTGTAGCTGCTTAGGGTTCGAGTGAAATAGAGCGCCTAACTGTGCAAATACTTCTTGCCGATAAGTGCTGTTTAGATCGCCGTTGCTTTGCTCTAGGTCTGCGATGTCCTGACTCAGATCATTAAAAGGATAATCGAATCTCTTTCCGAGTTCGGTCCCGTCAACCCAGTTTGTGTAGATCTCCTGCATGATGTCACCCATCACTACAGTAGGAACATCTGCCTCCTCATCAATCGTAATCGCAAAACGACTGTCTTTAGAGCTGAGATCGAAAGCGAAATCACCCGCATGATAAACCTCATGCGTCATCGTCCAAGCAAGCTCACTGAGCTGATCTTGATCTACTAACGATCCTGCGATTAGGTTGTGATTTATTGATACGCCTCTGCCATTTCTGCCTGTCAGAGCGGGAGCATCTACCTCAGACTCCTTGTGAACATATATTCCTGTCACTGAATCGATGAATGACTTGGGCACACCATTAGCTGAAAGGTCAGCCATAACGCCTGCAACGCTGTCGGTAACTTCCTGCGCTCGATCACCATAGACCTCATCGATGGTAGGTAGACTCTTGCCCTTGGGCTTCTCTTTTGTCCCTACCGTCAGAGAGTCATTACGATCAAACACGCGATCGATATCGTCTTGATCTATAGCCTCAACAACTACGTCTGTGTTGTTAGGGTCCATTGCTTCAGGAGTCTTCGCTGCAACAGACAGATTGAGCAGCTGGTCTTGAACTGGCTGCTCTACAGGAGATAGTTCACCATCCCACCTATGCGCTGGTCCTGAGTCTCTTACTCCTTCGGGAACCTTTACACCCTCGAATGCTGGTGCAGACGGGAAGTCCTCTGCTATGTCAGCCTGCTTAGGCTGAGGAGAGGGGGGTAATGTATTTTCCCCGAACGTTAAATTTTCTGGCTCGGCTGATACTACAGGCTCTTCTACTTCCTGCTCGGGAACTTCAATAGGCTCTTGAGAAACGTTGTAGTCCGTAAGCACCGCAAGATTTAACTCACTCTGCGTATAGGGTCTATTCGTCTCTGGATTTAGAGCGCCGTTCTCATTCCAAGATACCGCAAGCTCTCCGGTTACAGGGTCAACAGGTCTTTCAGTCGGCGTCATATCGCCCAGATCAAGGCGCGTGTTTCCTCTTTCCGCTGTGGCTGCTGCATCCTCGTACATAAGCCTGATGCGGTTACCAAACTCAGGATCGTTAACTGATCTAGTTCGGACTTCTTTTGCGTCATCGCCTAAATTGACATTTGTGTCATAACCGCCGGTGAACTTCTTGACCGCACCACCGGCAACCCCAGTAGCCCCACCAAACAAGAAGCCTGCGGTTGCAGATTCTATTAAGGCGCTGCGCTTTCTTTCGTTACTGAGGTAGTCGAAGTACTCTCTTTGCTCGTTCTCTGTGTAATTGTTGTTGACGTAAGAGATCACCTCTTCCTCAACAATTAACTGAAGCGCTTCTGTTCCGCCCTCAGCGCCCATTTGCATAGTGACATCTCTGACGAACTGACCTACCCATGGTGGCTTGTCATTCACTGAACCTGAAATAAACTCAACAGCTTCTGAGGCTTTTCCTTTGGGAAGGAACTTATTCAAAGCGGCGCCTGCAGGGACAGCATTCAGAGCGCCAATCGTCAAGCCTGCTCCGATCGCTGCTAACGGCGCTTCTTCTCCAGTTTCTTCCAGTGTTCGAGCAAAGGTACTTGAAGCGCCTTGCTGCGTTCCATAAAGAAATGCACCAGCGGTGGCTCCCCCTGTTGAAAGCTTTGCGACCTTGTCTTTCGCAAACTTCTCAGCCATCTCACGAGCAACTTTGTTTGCTGCCTGCTGCTCAAGCCCTTCCTTGACTAGCTCTGCAGATGCCTGCTGCGCAAGCGTCTCCGCCATTTCTCCAACACCTTGCTTGACGGCTTGCTTTGCTAGCAGACCTCCAACGCCTCCCGTGGCAACCATACCTGCAAGATCGGGAACGACAGATCCCATAGTGTAAGCAGCCCAAGCCCCGAAATCGGTGGCGCTATCTATATCTTGAAAGGTTACCTCGGGAGCATTTTCTGCCGCTTCTGCAGTTTGCTCTTGATAATATTCCATGCCCTCTTGAACATATCTATCACCAGCATCTTTCAGGCTTTCAGAGTCAAAAAATTCTCCGGCGCCTCTCACCGCAGTTCCTGATAAAGCCTTAAGCCCTCCACCGAGAGCCTGCATATTATCCGCGCCACTTTTTAACCCGCGAACAAAGTTCCCATCGCCTTCCGGTTCTGGTTCTGGGGGTGGAGGTGGAGGCGCATCCGCACCCGACTTTATGTTGTTGGGGTTATTCTCTCCGTACAGAGAATCCCAGTACTCATCTTCAGTCTTTTTGCGACCTGATGTTAAGGGCATCTAAGTTACCTTTTTATAAGTAGCCTTTTTTTACAAGCTCTGTAGTAAGAGCAAGTGGGTCTGTAATTACAACGTTGCCCTCGTCATCTTTATCGTAATAAGGCGCCAACGCAGAAATTAACTGAGGACTCCATTGATCGTCTTTTATTAAGGAGCCTAATGTTGCCTTGCCGTCAGGTGTTGGTGCGGATTCTAATAATGAATACGTTTCTGAAAGCCACTTTCGTGCGCGGGTTTGAGTTGGCTCCTCACGGGCGCCAAAGAGTATCTGCTCCTCAATGCGTCGTTTCATTTTAGCCATTTCAGGCTCTCTAAGCTGTTGCTCCCTTGTTAGATCAGCAAACTCAGCTCCACCTCCAATCAGGCTAGATGTGTTACTGCCGTTCTGGATTGCCTTTCGGTTGCTTTCGAGAATTGCAGCAACGCGAGATTCAAATTTCTCAACACCATTGTCGCCCTTATCATCGCCGAACTTGGCTTTTATTCTTGCCTGCTTTACTGCTGGCTTAATTGAAGGACCGACCTGCTGAATGAGGTATGCGCTTCCAGCCAGAGGCTTATCTACGTCCTGCACCTTTATATTTAACGGCTTTGAGTCAACAAATGATCTGCTTGACGTTAGTGGAGGAAAGTAAAACTGAACGTCGTCTGGATCATTTTTATTTGCTATCTCAACAAATAACTCGCCATTCAAGTTTCCTTCAGTACCAGACATCCGCGCATCGAATAAACCCTGCGATTTAACTTGATAACCACGACCCTTCCAACCTTCAGGAGCGTTAACAAAGGTCTGGTCAACCTGACGACCTACTGCAGCGGACGAGTCTATTGCCAGCTGTGTTGTAAAAGCTCTTGCAACACTATCGCTCATGACAGGGTCGAGTCCCGCCGCAACATCAGCCATATAGGCGCTTATTTCTTGCGTGCCTCTCTGATGAACATCAGAAGCAAGGGTGCCTAAATTAAAAAACCCAGAGCCTTTGTTGTCTTGATACATTCTCTCAATCTGCTCTAGCTGCTTGCTGTCATACATGCCATCAGAGTTGAGCGACAGCTCGTACAGCTGGCTTACGTTTAAGGCTGAGTTAAATCTTTTTTGTTGATTTTTTAGCGTTTGAGCTTCTGCGCTGTACTTTTCTGTCTGAGCTTCGTTTTCAGCTATTTCAGACAATCCTTTCTTGTATTCAATTGACTCGGGATTGGTAAGATCTGCTTGCTTCTGTGCAGCCAGATTAGCGTTTACCAAAGCAGCATCTGCGTTTGTCGATGCTGTGTTTGCTTGAACAGCCGCAGTATCAGCTCTTCGCCCTGCAAGCAATGCGTCGGACGTCTGCCTATCTCTCTTTATGTCTAGATCTTTGGATCTATAATCAGCAGTTGCAGCGGCAGTATCTGTTCGATACTTCATATCCTCTTCTAGCCGATCTTCCTTAAACTCTCGGTCTTTGACGCCTTCCATTAAGCCAAAGCCAGTTTTAAATCCGCTTACAAAACCCGTCATGATAATTACCTAGTCGAATAATTTGTTAATTAAATAGGCTACGCCAAGACCGATAGCCACGGGAGTTGCAAGAGCTGCAAGCTGTGCCATTGGTGCTGCTGCAGTACTGGCTGCTGCTGCACCCTCAACAGCAACCGCTGCTTCTCCGGCGACTGCCGCCCCCTCAACTGCTGCTGCACCCTCTGCCACAGTAGCTGCAGTCTGACCTGCTGCCGCAGCATCCGTAACGACCGCTGCATCTTTAAGAGCCGCTGCATCTTTAGCGGCGTTTAGCCCTTCAATACCTTTTATTGTTTCGCCACCGGTCGGTGTGAATTGAATGCCTCCTGAGAGCTTTCCTCTACTTAGAGTCCCCGCATCCCCAAGCAAGGTATTTGCGTTTTTTATTGCAGACCCTGCCTCGGACGATAATGCCCTTGCGCTTGTCGCCCCAGATATTCCTCCGATGCCCGCGCCAGTTCCTAGAACCTGAGATTCTGCCGCCTTTTCTTGCGCCCCTAAAGCAAGCCGCTGTTGGTCTTCAACGGACTCAGCTCTAGAAACCGCGCCAAAGCCACGCGTAGCGAGGTCACGCTGCCTTTGCCCTACTGCAATCATTGTCATTGACCAGTACTCCTTGCTTTTTGCGCTATGCCGGACAGTGAACCAGACAAGATTGAAGTGCGACGGTCCGCATCTCTTAGTCTTGTGTCATTAAGACCGCCAACCAAGCCGCCCACAGCCATTGTGCTGTTAGCAACATTGCTTGTTCCCTGAAGACCCATACGACCCATGTTTCTATTTGACTGTCCCTGAACGTTGGTTACGGCAGTCCCCATATTTGCTCGAGTTCTTTCTAGATCACCAGCTAAAGACTTCGTTCCGGTTGCAGTTATTTGTCCCGCCATAAAATCCTCAATGGGCGCAAACCTTGTGTTGTAGTCTTCTGTCTGCGCTCTAATCAGGTCCGCATACAGCTGATCTCCAGGATTGTCTTCAGGGTCCATGTAGCTGTATCTGTTTGGATTGATTCGGGCGTAAGGGTTGCTGCCGCTATAAGAAGTCATGCCGCCAAAATTAGGCGCGAATGGGTTAATCCCTTGACTTCCCTGATACCGACCACGACCACCAACCTGCTGCTGCTGTGGGGGTAGCGCCATGGCGTCAGGTGTTCCAGATGACGAGTAGAAATTACTCACCTGCTGCCTAACCTCAGGGTTTAACATTGCTAGGTATGAATCAAAGTCCATTAGCCTCTACCTCCCAAGCCATATCCAGAGGCAGCAACACCAACGCCAGTACCCGCGATACTCGCCAAGCTTTGAGATCGCGCAAAATCCCTTTGTGCAGCTGAGCCTGCTCTATCTAAACTGTTTTGCATCCGATCGATGTTTCCAGTAATAGCTTGAGTTTGCAGTCCCTGCCCCATAGCGATTACATTACCAAGACCTTGATAGGCTGCGTCTGTGTAGCCTAGACCTGCGTCAGAACCAGCAAGACCCATGCCCCTAGCCTGAGCTTCTCGCAGAGCGTTCGACTCCCCCTTGGCTCTTCCTGATGTGGGGTCTAAGCCCATGTTGAACTGAGCGCCGCGCATATCGTTGAAGCCTTGCTCATAGATAGCTGACGTTTGGTTTTGAGCGGACGCCATTGCGGCATCGGCTGCACCGTCAGCAAACATAGCTTTGGTGTCGTCAATAAACATATTTTCAAGCGGGACAAAAACTTCCCCGTAGCGCTGTAAAGCATTAGCCGCTTGTTGTGCTAACGCCTCTTTGCTTTCTAGTTCTTTTGGATCGCTTCCGCCACCACCACACATAGGCTAAACCTCGTTCTTTAATAAAACCCCGACCCTCTTGAAGCCGTGGCACTCTAGTAATCCCTGATAACCGTCCCCTGCTATGCCGGACGTTATTCCAACTGAAATTTCTACGACCTCTTTAGACTCAGCCCATAGGCAGAATGAAGAGATCATCTTGCTGATAGCGCTTCCTATTCCTTTTCTGCGATCTTCCCTAAACACCATCACCAACTCCTGAGCTATCTTTTTATCGGAGAAGAAGTACTCAACTACATTCCCCAAAAAGAAACCGATCACCTCCCCGTCTTCTTCCGCCACTAGCATAAAAGTATCAGATGAAGGATTAGATCCTCCTCGGACAAAAGCAAATGCCTTGCCCTCTGACCAGCCACAGTTCTTATAGTTGCTGTTCTCTTGAAACCACCTGCCAAGACTGTTGATCTGCGGAAAGTCTTCTGGTGTAGGATCACGGACAACAATAGCCACTAAAGACTGCCTTTAAGTTTTTTGATTTTTTAGCTATATTCGTGTGAGGACGAGTAGCTAGTTCGGGGTGAGATGTTCCGGAAGTCGGAGTCCCGCTCTACCAATATGATACTTTAAAATCAAGTAAAATACTAAAAATATGCCTATTAACTCTTGGGGTTAGAATCTTTTACGCTTTTTATAAACGAGTAAAAAGTGCCAGATTTATCTAGGGTGCCTGCATCGATGTCATGCCATAACCTATCAAGCTGATCTTCTATACCCCCGTACTCGCTCTGCCTTGCTTGGCTCCAAGTCAGGTCAGGCGAACCCTCAGCCACACCCATGACCATCTCAAGTTCTTCAACGTAAACGTACCTTCTGGTCTGAGTGCGGTGATTTACAATTTCCCCGCTGTCTGTATACGCGTACCAATTGTCGCCTTCGCCCTTGAGTCCTTGAGGACCAAAAAGGACGGTCTCATTTTCGTGATCCCACTGGACGTACAGCTTCATTATCTTGCTCCCATAATAAATCCGGAGACTTCATGGATGTAATCAGCCGACGTTGAGTTGTCACCGCTACCTATTCCGCTGCTGCCTGTCCGAGTAACCTCGAGCTTCATGTTGACCGCACCAAGGGTCTTATTAGATAGCGAGCCGCTAAGAGCGAATTGCGCGTACAGGTTTGTGTTCGCCTTGAACCGTGTTTCACCGACTAGCTGATACGCGCTGCTAGAAGTTGCTGATACGGTGTTTCCTACCGCAAAAGCCGACCCTGAGCCTAGCGTGTACTGAACGTTTGTAAGATTGCTGGATGACTGATAATTGACGCTTGTTACTGTGTGTGTTTTACCTGTCGCAGTCACTGTCTGACCCGCTGTAACCAAGTTGGTTTTGTTACCAGAAAAACTTGCAACGTAGACTCCGTACTGAGTAAAGACGCTAGAAACCGACCCCAAGGATTGGTTCCCGCCAGCTAAGTCCTGCATGTACATTTTAAATGAATACGTCTTACTACTAGTCGAGTCATACCAGCCGGTAATCGAAGCAAAAGGCTTATGCCCGTTTGTTGCGTGGGTTGTAGCGGGGAGCTGCTGAGTAACAACTACGATCGTACCGCCGCCTTGTGCCGTATTTCCTCTGAACAACTTCGTAGCAGTTGACCTAAACGGCTGGAGTACTGCAACGTCTCCAGTCATGTTGTCCGCGTAGACGGTTGTGCCGCTCATTACTGTGGCGTTAATAGAGCCAGCTGTTATTTGACTAGCATTGATCGCGTTTACGACCAGCTCACCATTAGAGTTTGCACTCAGGGTTGCTCCGTCAATATTTAACCTAGACGTGGATACTGTTCCTGCAGTTATCTTGTCTGCGGATAGACTGGATATTTTTGCATTATCGATAGCTGCGTTTGCTATCTTGGCGTTGACGATTGCACCGTTCTTGATAAACGCATCCGCCATGTAAACACCTGCGGGGACTGCTACCCCATTCAGCGTTGTTGCGGTTGCCTGAACAATGAACGGTACTGTTGCCGCCGTGGTGTCACTCCCGCCTCGCATGATTGCGAAACGGTCAGCGTTTACATAGAACTCACTAATATTGTTTCCCGAAGATGTAGTCGTGTTCGCTAAACCAAACCCAGCAACCGCTCCGTTAGCGTCAATTTTGACTGTGTACTGCCCTTCAAGCGTGCCTAGTGCAGATGCATTTGCAGTGAACTGCTGTTCAACGGTCACGCCGGTGCCGCCTGCATTGTCTAATCTGGCTGTCAGCCCGTTTACTGTGCTCGCTGCCGCTGTAGCCGAACCATCTGCTGCGGTAGCCGAGGTGGCTGCGTTAGAGGCAAAAGTAGATGCTTCTCCAGCCCTAGTGGTCGCCGTATTTGCTTGAGTAGTCGCAGTAGAAGCCGATTGCCCAGCAGCTGTTTCGCTTGCTGCTGCAGTGGTGGCGCTCGTAGAGGCAGCTCCAGCACTGTTCGCCGCGTTAGTCGCGCTGGTACTCGCAGCAGTCTGACTTGCAGATGCAGCGCTTGCCGATGTGCCCGCAGCACTTGCCTGAGTTGAGGCTGTCTGAGCGCTGGTATTCGCTGCGCTCGCACTGTTGCCCGCTGCCGTAGCTGAATTCGCAGCATTAGTTGCACTGGTCGAGGCAGAGGAGGCTGACCCTGACGCGTTCGTTTCGCTAGACGCAGCGTTGGTTTCTGCGGTTTCTGCACCACTTCTAGCTGTCTGGGCATCAATTCTGTCCGTGCTTGCTGCGCTTGCGCTTTGTCCTGCAGCAGTCTGACTTGCGCTTGCTGCGTTTGCGCTGGTAAGAGCTGCACTGGCAGAGCTTGCTGCATTAGTCTCTGCACTTTCCGCATTGGTCTCAGCTGTTTCAGCTGCGCTTTGTGCCGCAACAGCTGCGAGTCTAGAGTTCTGGCTGGCGGTAGATGATGTGCCTGCGGCAGTGGCTGAGGTAGCCGCGTTTGTTGCGCTAGTGGCGGCTGCGCCTGCACTGTTCCCTGCCGCTGTCGCAGAATTAGCTGCCGTTGTGGAAGATGTAGATGCAGTCGATGCCGATCCAGCCGCGCTTGTGGCACTGGCTACTGCGTTAGTCTCTGCAGTCTCAGCATTAGACTCGGCTGTCTCTGCGGCGAGCTGAGCAGCTTGGGAAGCAGATGCTCCTGTACCCGCCTGCGTAGCGTATGTGTTGGCGTCGGTGGCGCTCGTGGCTGCGGCTGTTGCTGAGTTCCCAGAAGCCGTGGCAGAGTTAGCTGCTGTCGTTGCAGATGTTGATGCGCTTGAGGCAGAACCCGCTGCGTTAGTCGCACTTGATGCGGCATTTGTTTCAGAAGTCTCAGCGTTGGATTCTGCTGTTTCGGCTGCCAACCTAGAGCTTTGGCTTGCACTAGCCGCGGTTCCAGCATTGGTAGCGAAAGTTGACGCGTTGCTTTCGCTGGTTGCTGCTGCACTGGCGCTATTCCCTGCAGCTGTAGCTGAGTTTGCCGCAGCTGTCTGAGAGTTTGTAGCTGAGGCTGCTGAACCTGCTGCGCCTGTAGCCGATGTAGATGCTGCCGTCTGAGCGGTCTCTGCAGCACTTTGAGCGGTTTCAGCGTTAGTCTCCGCTGTCTCGGCATTACTTTCAGCAGTTTCAGCATTAGATTGAGCTAAAAGAGCTGCGGCTTGTGCTGCTATTGCACTAGTAGAGGCACCTATCGCTGCTGTCTGCGCAGATACTGCAGCTGCAGACGCTCCCAACGCTGCCGCTTCTGCTGCTATCGCTGCACTTTCGCTGGCTGCTGCTGCCGCTGCACTTGTGGCTGCGGCTACAGTATTACCGAACGTTGTCTCTAGGGCAGCAATATCATCGTCATAGCCTTGCAGCTGCGTTGTTAGGTCTTGCGCTAACTGCGAGCTGGTAATCGCATCCTCTAAAGTCTCTAGAATAAACTCTACGTCCGGAGCGGTTTGACCTCGAGTTCCGCTGGAGGAGTTAAACGGTCCTCTAATTCCGTTCTCGTTTACTGCCCTGACCCAATAGTAGTAGTCCGCACCTGAGCCTACAAAGTCTGAGTAGATCCCTGTCAGTCCACTGACTTGGGCAGCTAAATTCGCATCGGCGATAACATCTGACGTGTGCCTATATACTTCAGTATAAGCGTGCCCACGATACGCCTCTAGATTCCATGTAAGCAGTATGTTCTCAAAGGCACCGCTGGCTGCTAAGGAGGTCGGTGCTGGTGGGGTATCGTAATCAGCAATATCAGATATCGGGGCTAGATCGGAAGAGCCACCAGAGAATATGCTCGAGCCTGCTGAAAGCTTAACTACCCCAATGTCCAGCAGATCTCTTGCTGTAATGGCGCGATCCAATGGGTTGCCCGAGTACCCGCAAAGCACATCAAGATTATTCTTGACGGTCTCTCCAAATCTTTTGTCTTGTCCCGACCACTTGGGTGGGACCGGCATGTTTGCTTTACTGGGCACCGATCTCCTCCGAACTTTCGTAAACGCATACCTCGTTAATTGGAACGGAGCCTGAAAGCTCTATCTCAAACTCGTTAGCTTTGTAGCCGCTAGGCAGCCGGAAAGAATTACTATCTGTCACAGTCTGTGTATGTTGCAGTACACCGTCAGCGTATAACTTCATAGTGGGATTAGGGGAGTAGCTATCGCACTGTACTTTAGCTACTGCAGGGTTGATCGGTCTTGGGGTGTAAAATTTCTTTCCCCGCCAAACGAAATTTGATGCGGCACTGTCTTCTGCAAACCTAACCAAACTCCCTGCCACGACAAGGTATAACTGATCCGCCTCGAGGTCGTTAAATCCTGCTGTAGCGTGAAAGTCTAGCTTGACGAATGAATTCTTGCCGCCTCTCGGGTCAAAGATGAACCCCTTGCTCTCGGTACTGTTACTGTAAAAGGCGACGTAGTGTCCCTCCCACTGGAAAGCAACAATAGATGTGGGACTGTACTCTTGCCACTGATCTCGAGTAAGTGTCTGATCCGTAACAAGGTTCAATCCGTTGTCGTTAGCCATCACCAATCCATCGGGAGATGAATACATAACGAACTCGCCCATATCTACTACCGATCGCTTGGCGACACAGGACAAAGAGCTATCGACCTCCATCATACTCATCGACGACGGATCTAGACCTTGAATGATTGCTGGCTTTTCTTTTGTCAGGACAAGAAGACCCGTGTTTAGTGGCGCCAATGCAACGATGTCCGACTTCACTGTTAGCTTGTACTCGTCGGGGTAGGCATGAGGCTGAAACGCTTCACTGAATGACACTGTCTGACCGGAGAATCCAGCAAGAATACCGTTAGGCAAAGACACCAGCCCCAGAAGCGGACCCTCAGGGTGATCGGCGCTGTTGTCGTCAGCCGGTGCGTCGAACGTGGCTGTCGGTATCTCTTCCCCCAGATTCGCGTCCGTACCGGAATCTGTAAACGTATCTGTTGCAATCGCAACGTCTGCAACAAATCGATAAGTGCCTCCGGCGTCTGTTCGATATACTCGCTTCTTCAGCAGGTTGTAGTTGCCGGAAGGGTTTGGTGGAAAGTCTAGTGTCACCGCTTGATCTGTATGCACATCCACGACTTGAGCAGCTTCAGCATCACAGTTGACGCCCTCTTCTCCGTAGTAAGAAACGTACGTAAAAATGTACGACCTTGATTGCGGCACTTCTGTGTCTACGTTCGCCGATACCGAAGGTGTTAGCGTTACCGATGTAAGATCTTCTGGCTTAGGAATTCCTAGCCTGTAGTACTGACTGCTTCCTATTATCTGTGCAGTAGTCATCTGCGGGAAACCTGAAGATCCGCCAAACCCTGTGATATAGATTCTCTCGTGAGGGTCTTCTGCTATCGGTGATCTCACGATATCCAGCTCTGCGTTACTCGCAATCCAGACGGAAGAGCTGTGCTTGAAGATGCTCTTTGTTGCGCCAGAGATCGTCCCTGTAGCAAACGAAACCGAGCTGGCAAGGTTGCCCTTCCAAGGCTCTAGCCGACCAGAATCAAGACGACAGTTAGTAGCAACCTGAGCCATATCTTCGGGTAATAATCGGGCGTAAACTTTCGGCGCCTGACCACTAAATGTTTGTAACTTAAATCCCGTCATCTTGGTTTAGCTCCCGCCTATTTCTCTTTCTTTCGATTAATTACGCCTTCAAAAGCACCGCCACCAAAATAGAAGCCAATGATCGTCAGCATGATCCAGTCAATCTTAAAAGCTGCTATCAGGTCTTGAACTGGTCCGACCTCTTTGCCCGTGAAGAACAAAAGCAAAACCATCAGATAGGAGGCGACAAAAGTAAAACCAAAGATTAAAGCTAGGTATCTTTGCGCCACTTTAAAGGGAGCATAGCTAGTCAGTAGATCCGTCTTGGCTTTTGTCTTTGCTTCTATCGCTTCGGTTTCGGACGTGTGCATGTTGTCTATCAGGTCTAGACCCTTAGTTATCACATCTCCGCTGCCTAGCAGTTGACTAATAATCCCCATGACTTTATCTCTAATCTCCTGTTGTTATGGCTGACTAGCCCAGTGGGTTAACCACCGAATCTAGACCGTCCCAAAGGTCGTCTATTTCTTTCTTGATTCTTCTAAGCCGCTCATCAGTATTGCCAAGGGACTCGACTCTGTTTTCTACCTTCAGTACCGTTTCTGCATTGGTCTTCTCTACCGTGGCTACACGATCCCGAAGATCTAATAACTCCTTTTGAGCTTCCATAATCGCTTCAAGATTTGTTCCAAGCTCAGCCAGCTTCCCCTGCAAGCCTTTAATGTCGTTGTCCTCTAGCGACTGCTGCATGTTGGATATTGTCACCTGATAACCTTGAAGCGCTTCTGTCTGAATCTCGCGCAAGTCTGAAAATCTAGCCTCTAGAGTAGACGCCGTTACACCTGCTGCGGCGACTGCTGCTTCTTGAGCGTCAAGGCGGCTAAAGAACTCTGAGGCGGTCCAGATACCACCGGCAATGGTCGAAGCAAAAGATATGACTACAGCAACGTAGACACCCTTAAAAGATTGCCCCCCAATATTTACTTCCAGATCATCAAGCGCCATTTATACAAGCCTCATAATCCACTGCGAACCAGCAACCGCCCTCAGGTGAGGTGCTAAAAAATTCTGTTTGCCCGCCTTCTTCAATGATCGATTCCACAGAAACAAAGTAACCACCGACAGACAAGGCTTGTATTGTTTGTCCGCCATCAAACGACACCCAAACTCCTTGTGTAGCCACGTCGAAAAATGAAGAGGCAGCTTCTTCATAAGTAACTCTAACGTCGTAAGCCATGTCGTCAGCAGCACTTATCAGTTGCTCATCATTCGCGACTGCCATATAAGCTGCCGCTACTTGAGCTGCAGACTCAACGGTATCTAAGGCATCGTTGTACATATCCACTTGAGCGTCAGCCAGCATTACTTCATTAGCTTCTATGTATTCTTGCAGCGCCATCGCACCGCGCTCATCACCCGCATCTTGTGCGTCTTGAGCCATCTGATTAACGACGACCACTTCGATCACCGCCTGACTTGCCTCAACAAAACTATCGACGGCTAAGTTAACCTCCGTCATTGCTGTCTCAGCTTGCTGATCAAAATAATCCTGAGCGTTGGGGTTGTAGGTGTACGTTGCCTCTTTTACTGCGTTGATCGCTTGGTTGTAAGCACTAGACTGGTCGTAAGAAATCTTGCCGCCTTGGACTGATCCGGTCGGACCTATCTTTCCTTGAGACGCAAAGGACTGAAGCCCGCCCACGGCTTGTATGCCGTACTTAAAACTATCGCGGATAGACTGTGACGCGTTTACTAGGGAATCTACTTCGTTACTGTACGCTGGTACGGAAACGATCAGAAACACTAATAGTGCTTTCGACTTCAGTCGTATCATCTGTGCCAACCCCCAATAAATTGTCGTATAGTTCCTTGTTCTCTGAGTAATCTGCGATGTGTAACTCAGGGTTTCGTTTGATCTCCAGTAAAGCGTTCTTTCCCACTATCAATTTCCCGCCTCTGGTAATCGGGCAGGGTGTAGCAGACATGAACATAGCCCTCCAGACACTAGGGTTTTGGCACATAAGACTCACCGCAGCTACCTTCATACCCATATTGCTTAAAGTGATGGCGTCTCTACGGCGGTTACACTCATTATCCTGCGTGTACTTACCAGAAGAGACCCCAACACCTATAAGCTGAAGACCGCCCGTAATGCTTTGCAGGCACGACTCATTGCCATTGGACATCAAGCTTGGGCTGATCGCTGTTGACACAGGCATACCGCTAGAGCCTGCACCGTTGTACGTCTTGTTGCTGTTGTAGCTACCTGACGTATTGTCTCCATTGACTTGAGTATTAGTGTTCAAGTCGCCTTCTTGCGAATTATCTGGTAGCTCCGAAGGCGCTCCATCGAGAGGCACTTCACCTTCAGTCTGGCGCACGTTCTCTTGTGCGGAGACGGACATTGCCCAAGCCGCCAGAACAAGAGCCAAAAAATATCGCACTTATGCAACCCAAGGCATGCCTTGAGCTTGAGCAGTAGCACGATCGATCTGACCTTGTACCTTGCCGGTACGGTTAGCTTCGATACGAGCCTTAGCTTCGTCAGCGGTCTCTTCGCCTTCGATCAAGCTTGTGTAAACCCAGCCTAAAACGTCATCCTCGGTAAGAGCTGCGTAAGCTACAAAGCCTTCTGCATCTGCATCGGGTTCGCATCGCAGCTTGCCGCCTTCTGTTGCTGAGAAGGTGCCGTCTGACCCTACGCAAGACCAGTAAACGGTTACTACGCCGCCGTCAGCCTCGTTACGAGTCATGTTGCTTACGGACCAAGTTGTTGAAATTGCCATTGTTAAGTCTCCTTTAAAGACTGGTGGTTAAGGTTTTTCTGGAAATACAGCATCTTCCAGCGAAGAGTATGTTTCTGTTATGTCTCGCAGTGCTTGCCTATAATCTATTTGGGCTTGCGTCATTGTTAAGTCTGAGTTTGCCCACCAATCAGTTTCTGCAAGTTTTTTATCTCTAAATTTCCGCACTTCATTCAAACGAAACAATGCGAGATCAGCGGCGTTTGCATCGTCCAATTCAGTACCAGTTAGAATTCTTGCTACGCCGTCTTCTACAGTGACATGATGGGGAAAAACTACATTACTGTAGTCGTCGTTAGGTTCTGGAATATCAACAGTGTTGACAGAAAAAGAGTGACTAGGATTTTCTGACAAGATTTGTGTCTTAAAACCGTCTGACATGTCATCAGCGTAAAAACCTTTTGTAGTAGAAGCTTTGTGTAAAACATAAACTTGAGTCATCATTTTCTCCTACTGATATCTGTAAATTCTAATTCTAAAAAACCGACCCGCCGCGTTAGTTAAGGTCATTGTATTTGCAAAATTAATTTGCAATTCTTGAACTGAGCCATTTACCCCGTATTCATGCAGAATATGAAAACTAAACATGCCGTTAGGGTCAGTATAGGAGTTGGGCGCGTGCCCCATGAAAGAGGAGCCAAATGTGATTGTTGATCTTGAGTTCGAATTACTAGCTGTTCCACTCCACGCAAAAGGCTCGCTTGCCGCTGCAGTTGAATAATTAGAAACACCCGCCGAGTGAGTATCCGCCAAAACATGAATTATATAAATCCCTTCAGACAAATCACCTCGATCGACACCAACGTTGTAATATGTATTAGCAGTATATGTCCCGTTTAAGTCGACAGACGCGTAAGCAGCATGACTACTGACGCCGTAAACATTTAATAAAGCCGACATTATTTAGCCTCCAAATCATTAAGGCGGGTTTCTAGTTCCG